AATTATAATTATAAAAGTTCATCTATCTTACTACCAATAGTTTTATATATTGGTTTATTACTATGAGGTTCAATTGGACCAATAGGTGGATCAATAATAGTCGCACCTTGTTCCTTGAATTTTTGGTAGTAACTTCTAACATCTTTTTCTTTAATATTTTTCAAACCTCCCCATCCCCAAGACCCTTGAACAACATAAAATTTAGCATTAGGAAATTTATTTTTTAATAATTTAAATAATTGTGATATGTTATCTGTAGAGAATTTTCCAAATCCACCATTTGTACCGATCACAATTATAACATTATTTACATTAGGTGATTCATCAAAATCTTTTAAGGCGGATATCAACCATGATACTGTCTTACCTCCTTCCCATAATGAACTTTTTCCAGGTTTCCGAGATATTCTACTCGCTTTAGTTGTGTTCATATCAACATAAGGAGTTTGTGAATCACCAATAATTATATTTTTAATATCAGTGGAAATGGTTTCTCCGTTTACATTATTTTTAGAATTTAAATCAAATTTTTTATTAAATTCATCTGATGTTATACCATCTTTATATGCTTTATGTGCTGATTTAGTTAAAGGACCATATTTCCCATCTACACCATCACCATTTTCACCAAATTTCCCTATGTAGTATTTTTTTTTGATCAATTCTTGTTGCAATTTAACAACATCAGAATTATATCTATTTGATATACGCATATCATCTACATCCAATATTGAATTTTTAGATTCGGTCATTAATTCCATTATGGACTTCATTCTTGATATTTGTTCTTGAAGATTCATATTAAATAAATATAAATATTATCTATAAATACGATAATATATTAGCGGTGTTTTACCGTATTTCTGAACATTCACACCAAATTTTTGTGCAGATGGAGGAACCAAATCCCATTCATCGTATATTGAAATATATTTTTTTCCATTTTCCTCAGCGGCACCAAATTTGAATTCTCCAAGAATAGCGTGAAATGAACCAGATTCGTCACCTATTAATTGTAATAATAAATTATATGACAAAAATTTATATTTTTTATAATCTTCAAAAATTTTCACACTATTCCCACCAGGAAATTTACCATTTGGTAATATTGTTTTCATAATTCTTTCATATAATTCATCGAATTGTTGGGGGGTTAATTTTGGTAAAGATTTTGGTTTGTAGTAAACTGCATTCGGATCTTTTGAATCTCTTGGTCTAAATTCAGATTTCACCCAAAACCCTTTGTTTTCACCATCCGGTTCATCAATACCCAACCACATTCTTTTAAGTTCTTCTCGTTTGTCAAGTAATTTAGTGGCTGAATTTGCATCTATTGGTGCCCATAATTGATTCCACGCAGGATTAGTATAATTTTTAATTTCTTCTGGTCTTATATTTTTACCTTGATTTATATCTTGTATTATCTTTGACAAACCCCCAATTCGTGGATAATTTAAATTTGGTGTTGCCTTTAATATTCTTTCTCTGAATGCCTTTTCTTCGGAGGTTAACGTATCTAAAGGTAATTTGTTTTTCTTATTATATTCAATTCTTCTTTTGATTATCTCTTCAAACTGATTAAGTAATTCCCTACCATCTTTTACAGGCGTTCCAGGCATAAAAAAATCAATAACATTATCCCAAAAACCATAATTTGAGTCTTGTTCATTAACTAAACCCATGACATTTTTTATTCTTAATATTTGTTCTTGTAGATTCATTTTAATATGAGTCTTCTTCTATATCCCCAATATTATTTACTTCTTTATCTGATGTCACAATTTCATCATCATCGATTAAAGCCCCATCATTAATAAGTTGATCCCATTGTTGTTTTGACACAAAAATAGCTGGTGCCATTTTATCATTTTCATTAAAAAGATCAACAATCGTAAAAAATGAATTATTATCAATACTATTTGTTTTTGAATGACCCCTTACTGTATAATTATTACCTGATTGATCGATCATGAATTTATGTAAAATATCGTTATATTCAGGTGAATACATATTCCCATCTTTTTCTAAAAATTCTTTTTTATTTAAATCATATATACCATATTTTCTTGGTTGAGATTTTGTCATTGCCAAAACAATATATTCATTTTTAATATTTTTCATGATTACTTCATAATCATTACTAAAGAAATGAGTTAAGATATCCGCTAAATTAAAATTCAGTAATTTTAATCTATTCATAAAACGACTTTTATCGTCTTTATCTTTTAAAATTGTTTGTATTATTTCATCTGAAAATCTCTCAAGAACATCATTGCCTTGGGTGTAATTGATATAAGTTTGACGTAATGGTTTATCCATAGACAACCAAGAATCCTTTTTCTTAAGGAATTTTCTTCTATCAACATATTCTTTTTTCTCTCTATTACTTCTTCTTTTAAATTCATATTCACCAGGTTGTTCAGTTATCCAATTTATAACATCATCATCATTTGAAATTTCATAACTTCTATTATAATCCTTTTTTATAATTTTATCTAAATGATTACTTAATTTTGGATAAACAGACAATAATTTACTATCAGAAAAATCGGGATCGGACCCATCATTTAATATCGATGTTAATTTGAATCTAATACCTCTAGCAGTATCTGTTGCGTATTGTAATGCGGAAAGATAATATTGGTTTATATTAATATCTTTTTCAATATCAGGATCTTTACTTTCATCAATAATAAAATAGAATGTTCTTCTGTCTCTATAACCCGCATACATATTACTATCTACTCTATGTCTAGTGGTACACCATTGCATGTGACTTTTACCAGATGATCTATATGGTTCACTTTGAGAAATATAACCCTCGTAGTAACCAAAATCAATTGATTTTTGTCTTGTATCAATTTTATATACTCTGAAATTACCTTCATCAATAATTAAATTTTCATTTTTACCATACCATAATGATTTTGAATTATCAATAATTTGTGGATTTGGATCTTGATTTGGTGCAGCAATTCTTGTAACCACATTCGCAAATTGTTGTCCTGGTAAGTCTATAAATTCACCTATTAAAAATTTAATTTGTTCTAAATTAAAATTTTCTATTTTAGATAATGCCTTTTCAAGACCTTGATAATCATCCCTATCAATATTGGGTGCAAATTGATTAAAATTACCAACAACACCATCGAATCTATTTAAAAAAGTTCTAACATTTGGATTTGTCACTTTAAATCCTGACGATCTTTTTAAATGTTCGTTAAATAAAAATTCAGCTAATTCTAAAGATAAATTTTGATCTTGATTTTTCCATATTTCAAAAATTCTATCAAATTTTTGTTGATCCCTTACGGCTTCAATTAATAAATCACTTAAAATTCCATTAAATTTCATATAGATAAATATCCTGCAATTCTATTGGATCTTTCATTTAAGACATCAATTTGTTCGTGGTGTAATTCTCTTTTTTTAACGTAATCAACACCGACAGTACCTATACATCTATCGGTTGCAATATCATATAACGCAACAATATAACTTGATTTAGTTCCAGTTGCAAATGCGGCACTTTTTAGACAATATGAATCAATAGTCGTGTCTTCAAAATTTGACACATATATGTGACCATTTTCTAAAATTTCATTCATTGCCCTTGAATATAAAGAGATTGGAATATCTTTGAAGACTTGACTTGCGGGTGCAACACCAACTTTTGTTATTTCATATGTTATTGAAAATTTTTGAATTGATTTATTTGAAAGTAAAAAGTGACCACCATTATGGAATTGTGTGATCCAAACTCTATCTGCATCTAATTCTTCTGAAATATGTCTTAATTCTTGGTCTATAATTAGATTTTTTTCTAAATCTTTTTTTATTGTATCACCCTTTTTCTTTCTAAACTTTTGTTTAACATATTCCATAATAGTTGGACCTATTATTGTTGAAATTATTGCCACTATCACTGCTCCTAACATACCGATATTTGTATCCATTTTTTTTATTTCAGAGGGTCGTTTATTATTCCTTCAAATAAATATAAACAAATATATAAATGGACAAATATCATTTGATAATTTGAGTCTTATTTGTTATATTATCGTATGAGTTTAATAATAAATTTTTTTGGTGGCCCCGGTATTGGTAAATCAACACAATCTGCAGGATTATTTCATGAAATGAAAAAAAATAATTTAGATGTGGAATTGACCTATGAATTTCCTAAATTAATAACATGGGAAGAAAATTATTCGTCAATAAAAGATCAGTTTTATATAACGGCTAACCAACACCGTAATATAAGTAGATTATATGGTAAAGTTAAATATATTATAGTGGATTCTCCAATCATATTAGGTCCAATTTATAAAAGTAGATATAATAATAGTTCAGAATACCCATCAAATTTGTATGATGTTACATTTGATTATTTTATATTTAAACTTTTTAGTAAATATGATAATTTTAATATATTATTGACGAGAAATGATGAGATATATGATAAAAATGGGAGATTTCAAAGCTTAGAAGAGTCTAAGCAGATTGATGAGGAAATAAAAAACAATCTAATTCTTTATGACATACCATTTGTTGAATTTAACGTGAATAATAACACCCATATAGACATATATGAATATATGGTTTCAAATAATATTTAAAATTATGTACCCCAAAGAATTTGTAAATTATCAGGATAGATTATACTGGATATACAGAAAAGTAAAACAAGATAGAATAAAGGAAGGTTTTATCCAAAATATAAAAGAATTTTGGAGATGTGATTTAGTTGTTAAACATAGATTCAATGAAGATGATATTTTACTATTTTTAAGAGAAATTACTGATTTGGAAATATTAGATTAATTTTTTTATATCTTTTAAACATTCTGAGGAATACTTGACTTCATTTCTTTTTGCTTGTCTTTCGTATGGATGTGTTGAATAATAATGTGTTTTGAAATATTCCCAATATTTTTTATTTGATTGTAAATAATGTGTATATTCATGTATAACAGTGGATACTATTTCATAAAGTGTTTGTTCGTTTATCCCATAAACAATAATTTTATTATCGTCTGATCTAAAATGACCATAAACTACGTAATTACCTTCTTTTTTGGGTCTAATTCTAACAGAAATTTTTATTTTATTTCTTTTTTTCTTATTTATACCCAAATTTTCTTGGCACCATTTCATAGTTAAAACCGCATATTTTTTCTTAATTTCAAGATCAGCAGTTTTTTTGTTCATTATTCTTTGTTTTCTATTTTTATCTGTTTATTTGTTCTTTTTTTAGTTATTGTTAATTCATTTATTTTGTCAAAATTGTTAGAAATATCATTTAATATTCCTGAAAATTCATAATTCTCATATTCTTCATTTTTTTTACATAAAATATTCACAAAACTCTTTAATTCAGAATCATTAAATTTACCACGCATTTTAGTTAGATTTTTCATTAATTTAAAAACCATATATTGAATACGTAGTTTTTTTTCTTGTGATAAATTAAAGTAATTTTCAACAGAAACTCCTGATAAAATTTTATTTGTAACTTGTTCTAAAAATGCAATAAATGTTGGGTGATTAATGTTTACTGTCATACCTTTTCGTTTATTATAAATATTTTTAAATAAAAAAAGGGATTAGTTTTATCCCTTTTTATTTTCCCCATTTACCTCTACTAACAATTTGTGATATAATAGAGTAAACAGATAGATCTGAATATGTGTCTTCAACCGTTTCACTCACAACATCTTCCTTGTTTAGTAATACTAATTGTTTTAGTCTATTTATTTTATCCATTTTCCTAAACCACAACCCAGTTTGGGATAATTTAACCTCTTCCGGAGTTTCTAATCGTGTACCTACCGATATATTTCCTGTACCATAGGTTAATTGTTTTTTACAAAACATTTCGTATTGTTCTCTCATGATTTTTTTGAATTCCCTTGTCATTTCAGGGTATTTTTCTTCAATTTCCTTGATTGCGGGATTTACATTTGATTTTTCTTCTGACATATTTATATTGTTTTTATTAAAATAATAAAAAATTACTTAAAACCCAAATATTTATAAAAAAAAGAATAAAATGGCGTCAAAATCATATAAAGACTCGAAAAACGAAAAACCGACCGCTTCTGAATTACCTAAACATAAACAACTTATTCAGATGTTATCATTTAGGGTTGTTCCTGCTTACTATAAAGAAATTGAAAAGGTTGCGGATAAGAAAAAAGTAACCGTTTCAAGACTTATTAGAAGTTATATTAAAGAAGGTATGAAAAGAGATAAAGAAATATCCGGTTCTGAAGATAAAGAATTCAGAGTATGATTATTTACTAAATCTCTTATAGGAATTTTGACTTATGAAATTCACCTGAACTCCACCAATAAATTCGTGGAGTTCTTTTTTTCCCGTATAACTCATTGCAGATCTTAAATAGGAATCAAAATTATCAATCCAACTTTTTATTGTATATTCCACTTTATGTTTTCTTGTTACTCCCTCAGATGTTGTTAAGATTTCTTTTCCCCAAGATTTTTGAACTTCTTTAGTACTCATACCTCTAAAATTTTTATATAGTGGTATGTCGGCATTGTACATGTCCATGGATTCCATACTATACTGATCAATAATTTCACCATTTTCTTTCGTTGTTTCACCCGCACTTTCTAAACATTTGTTAAAAATTGATCCTAACATAACATAATCGGCACCTAAAGCCAATGCTTTTATAATGTCAGAATATGATTTAAAACCACCATCCGCAACTATTTTAGTATTGGGGTAGTTCATATATTTTTTAACATCGTAACATTCCTCAATTAACGATGCCATAGGGAATCCAACACCTGTTTGGACTGTTGTTAAACATCCTCCACCATTACCAATACCAACCCTTATATAATCAACATCAATCATACAATATTCGGCGAATGTTTTTGGATTTGCAACATTACCCACCATTAAAACCATTTTATCCCCATATTTTTCTTTTGCCGTTTTTGCGGAATCATATAGTGCTCTCATATGACCATTCGCAACATCAATTAAAACTAAATTTTTTTGTTGAGGATGGCACACGGGGGTATTTTCTAAAAATATTCTATTAAAATCAGTTAAACTATATGATAAAAATCTCTTTGAACTAATATAATCTAAACCCGGATTACTAATTCTTGGTAAAATGGGTGTTATACCATTTATTTTAAATAAATCAGAATTTTCTTCGTTTATTACAGTATCCATGGGTGCTGTCATTATTGGGTAAGATGTACTATAATATTTGGGGTTAATTTCTTTTCTTGAACTAATATTTGAGATGTGTGCGGGTTCAATTAAAAGGTCATTAAAATCAAATAGTGTGAATTCAACATTTCTCATGTGTATTTATTTTTATATTTTAAAAATAAGAAATTTTCTTTAATAAAAAAAATTAGTGATTAAAAAGTATTTATAATATTATGGGTAATATTATAATTTCAGAAGAAACAGTTAAAAAACTATTAAATAATCTTTTAAGTGAAGATACTTCTAAAGTTAATAGACAGGAGTATAATAGAGTACAATATAAAATTGAGGAATTACAAAACTCATTATCTGAAACAATAAAAGAATTCAGAAAATTGGAAGATAGTATTCCCGAAGGTTTAAAAACTTTATCAAATGGTAGAGTTTCAACCATTTCCACAAACTTATCTAACACACATAAAATTTTATCGCAATTAAAGGAAAAAATAAAACAGCATAAAAAGAACAGTTTTAGTCAACAAGTTGACGAAAAAAAGAAATAATTATTCTTTATTTTCATCATCAATTTTTTGAATATTTTTTAATATTTCTTTACCTCTTTCTGTCAAAAAAAATAATTCTTCAGTATTTTCATCTTCATATGAATTTACTAAACCTTTTGTTTTTAATTCATAAAGTATGGAACCCGTGATAATGTATTTTAAAATATTTTCAAATTCATCTTCGTTAAAAATAGCGTTATCTTCAGACAATTCACCATTTATGAATTTTTCAGTTAATTTTTCACATAAAAGTTCTTTAGCAAATTTTGTATTCGGTATCTCATAATCAATAAAAAACCCCGATTCAATTAAACTTTTAATAATTTCTTCTGATTTTTCTAAAACAATAGGTTGATAAATTTTATTCATTGTATGTTTTTTATTAAAAATAATATAAAAAAATCAAATAAAAAAAAATTAATACTATTTTACTTTTTAACAAATTTTATTAGACCAAATAGATAAAGGTAGATTCAGAAATGTTAAAATAATTAGGGATAATGAATTATTTAAAATTGTCCATCAATATAATCGTTTTTACATGGATTCTGATGGTGAAACGATTAATAAAATTAAAGCAAAAAGAGGGAAGATTAACTTTATACAAAGATACCTCACTAATGTTGGCAATGTTCTTTCTACCATTTGGGTTCGATGTCGTACAATATACGTTAATATCGATAACCGGAAATATTTGGAAAGCCAATATTATTATGTATTTCATATCGGGACTATTTTTTATTTTTTATTTTTTATTACAAAAACGTGTGAATAAATAATTTATACCAAACGGTTACGAGTTTATTCATTATCTCTATATTTATAGAGATGAAAATGGGAATATATTTCATAGAGAATAAAAATAATGGTAAAATTTATATTGGTTCTTCTGTCAACATTAAACAAAGGATATCAAAACATAAATCAGATTTAAGAAAGAATAAACATCACTCATGTATATTACAAAGAGCATGGAATAAGTATGGTGAAGAATCATTTGAATTTAAATTAGTAGAAGAAGTTTTTGAAAAAAACAAACTCAAAAAAATAGAACATTTGTATTTTATAAAATATAATCCACATTATAATATTGAAAAAATCCCAAACAATGGATTTTTAGGTAAAACTCATTCAAAAGAAACTAAAGATTTGATATCAAAATCTAAGAAGGGATTAGGTATTGGATACGCAAACCCGATGTTTGGTAAAACCGGAACAAATCATCATAATTATGGTAAAAAAATGCCACAGAATGGAAAGTCGGGTGTTGAAAATTGGAACTACGGTAAACCCTCTGTTAATAGAAAAAAAGTTCAACAATTTGACTTAGATGGTAAATTATTATTTGAATTTGAATCATTAAAAGATGCTTGTCAAATATTGAATATACATAAGACGTATATTTCGGGTTGTTGTAATGGGAAGTTTAAAAAGGCAAAAGGTTTTATTTTTAAATACAAAGAATTTTCTTTTAATATTTCATAACATTCATTTTCTTTATTCTTAAGATGAAAACATTCTTCATAATACTCTAAATCCTCAAATATTTTTATTAACTGTTTTATGGTTTCAATAAACAATTCTAAATCGTTTTTATATGATAAAACAGTATTTAAATAGTAAAAATTAAATAATTCATTTTTTGTAGAAGATATTAAAAAATCATAAATCAAATATAAATCTTCATTACTATATTTTTTTTCGTTTAAAACTTTAACGGATTGTAATAAAAATTTAATAGATATGTCCATTATTATAAATATAATTATAAAGATGTGTCTCTTATTTTTTTATCCAAAATTTTAAAACATTCGGTAAAACCATCAATTTCTATTTCTTCTCTTGTTTTTTTACTAAATGACAGTGGTGAAAAAATAGTACCATTTTTTAATGATATGTTGTATAACCATTGATTTGGATAACAAATTTCAACATTTAGATATATCCCTTCTTTATCAAAAAATTTATATAATTTTTTGATATCATATAATTCTAATGTTGTTAAACTTACTATACCAACATTTGGAAACATTGTTTTAATAAATTTTTTAAATGACTCAGAATAAAGATATTCTATAACATACCAATCCATAATACTAGTAATTATTTAGATTTTTTATAATAATATGGTTTTTTACGAAAATTAATATAATTATTTTTTGATATAGACATTTACTTGGGATGGTAATACGCGAATATTTTTACAACGAAGAAAAAGAAACATTACTTATTGAATTTTCAACAAAGGAAGACGGAGACGATTTTTATAGATCATTAAATTTAGATTTAAATCTCGTTAAATTTTATTCCCCAATCATAATAACAGAATATGAATTGAATGAAATTGATGATGATTTTATATCTGAATTGATTTTGGAATATTTAAAAGAAAACGACTTACCCGAACAGATGGGTTGGTGATATTTATTGTTATGGAGTTTTTATCTGAAGAAAAAAAGAATAAGTTACAAGAATTTGTAAAATTTGTAAAAAAAGAATTGGATTTACAAAAAGTCCCCACAATTTCTATACAAAATGGTAGAAAAGAATTAAAAACCACCGCAAGTTATGATTATAGAAAAGAAAATAAAATAATAAAAATTAATGGTAAAAATAGGGCTCTTGTTGATATAATGAGAAGTCTTGCACATGAATTGGTACATCATAAACAATGGGAACAAGGTAGATTAAAAGTCAGACCACCTGATATTGGTGGTGAGATCGAAGATGAGGCAAATGCAAAAGCTGGTCAATATATAAAAATGTTTTCAAAAATTGATGAAACAATTTATGATGAATAAATTTTATTTTTTACTATAAAAAATGGTATTTTTTTAATATTTATATATTGTGAAAATAAATATAACAGAAAAACAATTAAAATTAATATTATCAAAAAATAATATTTTGGGTGATATTGATGAACAAAATACCACCGCCGGTACGGGTACTTCATCATCTGGTAGTAAACAAGGTTACCCTGAGGTTGGAAAATGGGAAAGTGGTGTGACCAGAGGACCATCAAATCAAATAGGTGTCACAAAATGGTCCGATATTGTTGGTTCTGTATTGAAAAGAGGTAAAGGTAATAAACTAGTATAATTAAAGTATTTATAATAAAATAAAGTAAAATAAAGTAAAATTATGAAAATTGGTAAATTACAAATAACAGAATCTGAAAAAAGCAGAATTTTAGGTTTGTATAATCTATTAAAAGAAGATTTAGAATCCACATCAGTAGAAAGTATGGATATGAATGAATATGCACCACCTAAGAAAGGATTTTTAGCATTAATACAAGAATTAGTGACCACTAACGGAGTAAAACTATCAAAATCAGCATTTTTAGCGTTACCTACCAATAACCCAATAAAACAAACTTTTAATGGTGTTGTGGAAGCAGCAAAAAAAGATAATGCATTCATAACAGTTGGTGGTAAACAAATTGATAATGGTGATGATCTTTTTGGTGCACTTGTACATGGTTCCACAATGGGAAGAAATTCAGTAGGTACAGTTCTACAAAAAGGTGCTGAAACCAATCAAATAAGAACATGGTTTCTTAAATCATCTAAAACCCCACCTATACTTTGGGAATCATTTTCAGTTGATCAAATTAAACAAAAATGGTTTTTTGAAAAATATAGAAGTTTTGCGGGAAATTATCCTAAATTTAAAGCACAATTAGTTGCCGATGGTTATCCTGATGCGGTTGCAGAAAGATTATATGCAAATTCCACTAGTAAAAACCTTGGAGGTAGTTCCTTTGCGGGAAGACTAGCTAAAGAGGCGGAAACTCTTGGTAGTAATTCAAGTTCAATTATCGATAAATTTAAAAAATTATTTAGTAAAAAGAAATCTGGTAGTAAAATACCATGGAAAACATTATTATTTTGGGGATCTCTCATAGGTGTAACAACAGCGGGTTTGATCTATCTTGTGGATACATATTCTGGTGATGATTATACTGAACAAGAAAAAAAATCAACAGGTGGTAACACACCTCTACCTTCTGCACCTCTTAGAACTTGTTACGCCGAACTTATTGCACAAAACCCAACAAATAATTATCCTGAATACGATGTAAGTAGTGGTAAGTCTTGGTTACTAACATCTGATGGTGTTCAGTATCATTGGTCAAGTGATAGTACCACTATTGAAAAAATTTATCCGCCAGATTCTTCTAATGTTAGAAAGAAGGAAGTTTGTAAATGTGAAAACGGTAATGTAGTACCAAAATAAAATTTAATTAAAAATGCCCAGAGAAATTATTGACCGTAAGGTACTTTTAGGTTTAGTAGGTACTGTTAGACATAATTTAATTGATAATAGGAAAAAGAATGGTAAAACATCAGACAGTGATGTAAACGAAGTCTATAATGCCATGTTTTATATAGTACAACGAGACTATAAAAGAGGGGATGGTCAAGTTATGCCGGCAATGGCCGCCTTTATTTCACTTTTTAAATCTGAAACAGGTCAAGATTTAAAAAAATCATTAGAACGGATTGGTAACAATGAAATAAGTGACGTATCAGAAAAAAAGAGAAATAATATGATTGGGTGGGTAAACTCCTATTCATCAAAAGATAAAACAACAACCACTACTACTACTACTACTACTACTACTACACCCAAGAAAAAAGAAGAAGATAAAACAACCACTACTACCACACCCAAGAAAAAAGAAGAAGATAAACCAAAGGATAAACCAACTAAAATAGATGGTTGTGATATACCGGCAGATAAAGATGTTGTTTATCGTGATTGTAGAGATAAATCCTATCCAATAGAATTTGGATGTAGACATGATATTATTGGTTTTATACAATCATGTTTAGACATATATCCAATACAAGGAAATTTTGGTCCTAACACATTTAATAAAGTAAGTACAGTTATTCCTGATTTTACAAAAAGAGAAAAAGATAAATGTAAAATAACTAAGGATGATTTTGAATTTATAAAAAAGAATTATTGTGGATCTAAAAGTTATGATGAATTTACTAAAGGCTCCGGAGTAAATAGAAAAACAGATGGGGATGGACCAATAAATGATCCTCAATATCAAGAATATCTTAAACAAAAGGATAAAGACGAAAAAGAGAAAGAGCAACTAGTAAAGAAAAAAGAAGCTGAAGATCTTCTTAAAAAAGAAAAAGAAGAATTAAAACAAAAGGGACTTAAATTATATTCAAGTAATCTTAAAAATTTTAAATTTATTGGAAAAGATAAGTTTATTTACAAAAATGGTAGAAAATTAGATACTGAGGAATTAGCATCAGTTTTAGCATTTTTAGGTCCTGGTTTTGAATTAAAATTTAGTGAAGAACCGGGTGGGTACACCAATAATAGATATGTGTGGGAACAATAAATTAAAACATAATATTTAAAAATGAGAAAAATAACAGTAAAAGAAATTGTTTCTAAAAATTTAAAAGAAAAAAGAGGTGATAATTTAAAAGAATCTCTTTCAAAATTAAAACAAATAAGAGATAAAAAATTACTCCATAAGGAAACATCAAAAACCATAATGAATTTGATGAATGAAGGATATAATTTTAATGAAATATCAAAAGAGTTAAGAGAGTTTGATAACCCATTACCTGGATTAGGTGAAAAAATAGGTAAATATATATCCGGGTTTTCAAATAAGAGTGATGGTAATGTTGGATCAAATAGAAAGTCTGAGGATTTTAGTTGGGAAAAAATGGGTACCGAGGCATTAAAAACAATGGCGATCGAATATGCAATTAAATGGACAACATCCGCCCTTGGTATTGGTCCACAATGGAGTGCAAGTTTAGCGAAAACATTTTCACAAATTAATCCTATCGATTTAATTTCAATATTCAAAAATAGACAATCTTGTGATAAAAACGCACCACAAGTTGCGGATGGTGTGGCAACAATTTTAACAAGAGAAATTTCGGCTAAATTAACAGGTGTAGATAGGGCAGATTATAATTGGGGGGGTGTTGGTAGTGTTGCATTGGGAAATATTGTCGGTGCAGCTATTGAACAATCTAATATAGGTGAAAAAATAAGTAACGTTTTTTGTGATCTAGTACATGGTTAATAATTAATTAAAATGATGAAACATTATTATACTAAAGAACAAATTTTAGAAAATAAACAACTATTAAAAGAAGATGTTATTGAAAATGTATTAATGACTATTGGGTTTGTTCCGGTCATTGGTGAAATAGCTGATATTGTATTAATAATAAAATATTTAATGGCGGGTGAGTATTTGTATGCCGGATTAATGTTATTTGCTTTAATACCATTAGTTGGTGATTTTATTGCGAAACCAATAATAAAAATAATTAAAGGATCAAGAACCGTAGTAAAAAATGCCGATAACTTAGTTGCATTTGCAACTAAAAATAAAGATTTCGCGGAAAGATATGTTAGTTTAAAACCTTATTTAAATTCAAAAGCACTTAGTAAAACAGTAGATGGTATTGGTAGATACCCAATAGTGGGAAATAAATTCGCCAATAAATTAAGGAACGAAATTAGTGAACATAATTTAGCAATTAATAGAGTTGAATCATTAACTGGTATATCACCAAAAAGAGTGGAGGATTTGGCAAAAGGCGCATACCTTGGTGGACCAAAAAATTTTGTTAAACAAATTGGAAAAGATGAGAGTTTAAGAGTAGGTACGAAAAATTTTTACCAAGGTAAATATTTGGCTAATTATATTGCAAAAAATGGTCAGAAACCAAGTACTTGGGTTAGTAATTGGTGGAATGTCGTAAGACCAGCAAGAAAGGCCAGAAGAGATGATATTAAAAAATTTATAATAGCAAATGGTTTATTAGATTTACTTGGTTTACCTAGTCTTCATGATGTAAATAATAGTGATGAAATTGACAAAAGATATAAAGAATTCAGTGAAAGACTTCAGAATGATAAAGATTTTAGAGACAAGTTAGCAAATGATCCTAGATTTGGTAAAATGGTTTCAACATATTCAGATCCAGATGAAATTGAAAGATTAAATAATATGGGAGATAATAATGTTGAACAACCAACAGATAAATTAAGTCCTATGTCAATGGCGGCTGGATTAAAATTTTTAAAAATGGTATCAAATACGATTATCTAAATATTTATTATAGAGTTTAATGGTTTGGTCACCATTAAGTGATAAAATAGAAAAACGAAAGGAGGTATTCCAAATCTCGGCAAAGGGGTCCTAAAGACCTCTTTGTTCGTTATAGACCTACCAAATAAAAAACCCATCTCCATACTTTTTCCCATTATAATGGGAAAATGTATATGTGCAAATTGTGGAGTTGAGTTTGAAAAATCTAACTCAGAAATAAATCGTAATAAAAAATTATCCAGACCAAATTTTTGTTCAAGAAGTTGTGTCGGAGTAAACAATACTAAAAATTTATTGAATGTCGTTAATCGATATAATATCGCTAAACACAGTGACAATAGAAAAAGTAATCACGTTAAATTCAATTATCATTTCAGAAATATAAAGAAAAGAAATCAAATTGTTGATGTGACAATTATTGATTTAATCAACCAATGGGATGTTCAAAACGGTATTTGTCCATTTAGTGGTGTGAAGTTAGAATTATCATCGTATAGTAAAATTAAAAAAAATCCGATTTATTCCGCTTCATTGGATAGGATTGATAGTTCATTAGGTTATGTGAAAAATAATATTAGATGGGTATCAAGGGTAATAAATTGGATGAAAAATGATATGTCAGATAAACAAGTTAATGACTTAATTGAAATTTTAGTAAAAAACAAAAAAGGGACCTAATAAGGTCCCTTTTGATTAAAGTGGAGGTGGAGGGATTCGACAACAAGTGGACTATATCATCATCTCATTGAGATGTCGGACGCTGATGTGGTATTACGATAGAAGCGTCTATCACCCACTAGTCTCTGCACCTTACTGTTCCTACCAGTCTTGGCTCAGGATAATCATTTCTGACTTCCCCTGAATTCATCCGATTTTCGACATATCTCACGATATGAAGGGGCTCGATTTTACCCTCGTCTTGTTCGCCACATCATAAATGGACTACACGTTTAGTACAACATTGTTTCTCAATGTTCCGAAATATTAGGTTTGATATATGTGAGAAACCTACCTACAAACAACTTGGTCTCAGAATTATTTTAAACGAGCTCTGACCTGTGACCCGTATTACGGACTTCTGTTCCTGGGTTATATGTCCTAACCGACCCGATAGTAGGTACTTATTAAGCAGCTACTTTAGAAGTTGCAAGGATACCTGCAATTTCCATGTTGTTGTAAACGTTGCCGTTTGATTTTTACCACCATTGATTTAAGTCATAGATGACATCTGACTACGTGCCCATTTACCATATAAACGCCAATCAATACCTGAACACCCCCATATTTTAAAGAACTAACACAAATATATAAAAAAAAGGGTTAAAAACAAATTTAACCCAATTTTATTTATTTTTTTTATAATCAATTTTTCTTTTTTCTACCACGTTTTTTGGGTGTTTCAACTTCTGCTTTTTCTTCCTTAATAGGTTCTTCTTTTACCACAACTTCTTCTTTAACAGGTTCCTCTTCTTTAACTATATTTACTATTTTTTCTACATTAGAAAAAACATTTTGAGTTGACTCAATAATTTCTTTTTTAAATAGACTTTTTAATAAATTAATTACGTTTTTCATAGATATTCTTTATATATAAATATCTTATAAAAATAAAAAATTTAATCTACATATGTTGCAACAATTTCACCATCATATTCCTTAAGATCAACTATGATTGGTTTATTACTTGGAACATATCTTTCAGTACATGTAGATGCGTTTACATATAGAACATCATCAATATATGCACCCCCATAGGCGTGGTGAATATGCCCAAAAACGTGAACAAGTGGTTTCAATGTATCCATTCTGTATCTTAATAATTCACAACCAACCTGTAAGTTTTGTGGTGTGAAATCTCTACATCCATGTGCTGGACCGTGTGTTATTAAAATATCGGTATCATCGGGTATTTCTTTCCATTTTAATTCTAACTCCCAACCGTTTCTTGGTAAATTAAATGCCCAATTATAAAATTCGGGTTGCCAAGGACTACCATAGAATTTAATTGGTCTTGAAAATTCAGGACTTTCAATTACAAATTCAGAATCATGTAAATAAACAACATCTGATTGTGAAAGATTTTCCTCATTCAGTATATGGTGTAACCAAGGTGCTTCGTTACTATGACGAATACCATTATAATGTTCAAAACCAAAATCATGGTTACCCGCAATGAATATTTTGGTATCAAATCCAGTAAGATTTTGATACCAATTAACAAATTCAATTATTTCATTTTCTCTACCCATATTAGTACAGTCGCCACCATGGACAAGTATATTACCTTGATTGGGATCAATAAAATCTTGAACTTTATGTCTCATATTCTTATGTAAAGAATGGGTGTCGGATATACAGATGATTCTACACATTATTTTTATATTTACAATTTTCAAAATGCCATCTACCCATTGTATTTCCACCTTCTTTGTCACAATATGGGCATTTTACTTTTTTTTGTTGTTTATTTTTCATTTTTTCACGTTGTGAAATTTTAATTTGTGGATTTAATATATAACGTTTTTTATTTGATTCACTCATTTTATTTTTTGAATTTTGGGTATGTTTTTTCCCTAATCTATCTGTGTTTCCTTTACTTCTTTCACCCAATTTTCGTTTATTTTCTTCACTATGAATTTTAATTCCTTTTTTTGATTTACTTATTTTTTCTTTTGTTTTCTCATATAGTTTTTTACCTTTCCAATAACCAATTTTATTTTTTTTTGTTTCACTCATCTTAATTTTTGTGTATTCAATAATTTTTGAACTTGGTATATATCTTTTTTGTTTATTGTTTTTAAAACTACACATTGTCCAAAAAGACATTGCCAATTTTTCATTATCAGGATAAATATTATGTAATAACCAATGACATAAAAAATGTTCTCTAGCAGTCAATAATATTATATTTGAATGTGTTCTCCATTGTTTTGTACTTCCTTCACCACCTAAACATTTAGGAATAATATGATGTGATTCATAATATATTCCATTATATTTTTTTCTTTTTTCGTTTTTTGCTCGTTCAATAATTTGTTCGTATATTTTTTGATAATTCATATATTATAAATATATCACTAATGGTAATAATTTACATATCTGATATACAAATTAATCTCATAAACACAATTTAATAATTTTTTTTGTAAAAAACAAAAATTTATTATTATATTTATAATTATGAATCTTAAAAAAATTATAATGGAATCTACTAACGAAGAAACAGTAATGAAATTTCTTAGAGATACCATTAATGGTACTGAATGGGAAAATAAAGTATTTTTGGCTGGTGGTGCTGTTAGAGATGAAATTATGGGGAAAACTGCAAAAGATTTAGATTTTGTGGTTATAGGAGATTTAGATGCTGGTATTAATTTTTCTATTTGGTTATCAAATAAGTTAGGGAATTTTAAGGAAGAAAGTAATCCTGTAATTTATCCGAGATTCGGTACTTCTAAATTGTCATTAAATAATAATAAATTAGGATTACCACCAATTGAATTGGAATTTGTGGCACCGAGAAAAGAAAAATATACTTCGGGATCAAGAAAACCTGATGTAACTGGTGGTGAATTAATTGATGATGTTTTAAGAAGAGATTTAACAATAAACTCTTTATTGAAAAATGTTTCAACTAGTGAAATATTAGATTTAACAGGAAAAGGTATTGATGATATAAAAAATGGTGTAATTAGAACTACATCAGAGTCTGAAATTATTTTTAAAGATGATCCTTTAAGAATGTTAAGAGCAATAAGATTTGCGGTTAAATATGATTTTGACATTAACACAGATGTTTTAAAAGAAATTAGAAAACACTCATCTTTAATTGATACTATTTCAAAAGAAAGAATTTCAGATGAGTTAAATAAAATTTTATTATCACCCAACCCGTCTAAGGGAATTCGTTTGTTGAAAATCACCAATTTATTATCATACATTATTGAAGAATTTAATGATGCTGTTGGTATGAAACAAAACATACATCATAAAGATGATGTGTTTAAACATTCCATGGATGTGTTATCTAAAACTCCGGATGATTTAAAAACAAGATTAATTGCCTTATTTCATGATATAGGTAAAGTATTAACAAAAACAGTCTCTCCTGAAGGATCCGTTCATTTTTATGGACATGAAAAAGCGGGTGAAGAGATGGTTAAAAATATAATGTCGAGATTAAGATATCCAAATGATTTAATAGACGCCGTTGCTTTAGGTGTTAGAAATCATATGGCATTAAAACATGGAGGTGACGATGCGACAGGATTGTCAGATAAATCAATAAGAAAATTTATTGCATCGGTTGGTGATAATTTAGAAAATATTTTAGATGTAATTCATGCGGACAATATTTCACATTCTGAAACATCATCAATGCCAAATCAAATAAATCATATTAGAGAAAGAATTAAAATTTTAAATTCAAATATAGATAATTCAAAATTAAAATTACCAATAACAGGTAATGATCTTATAAAAATGGGATTAAAACCATCACCAATTTTTAAAGAAATATTAAACGCAGTTCAAGAAGCGTGGTATGAAAATCCAAATATTAGTAAAGAAGAAGCTATAGAAATTGTAAACAAATACAGAGTTGATAACCAAATCAACGAAATTAAAAAAATAATCAAAAATATGTTATAAAAAAAAGGTTAGAAAAATCTAACCTTTGGGACCTTGCGGCATGAGAATCTTTTTATTACTCCACCACCATGATTTATTAAAATCAGGAAAAATAAAACGCTGAGATTACACGTTCTGGTGATTATCTTCGGGACATTATTGATTCTTCCCTCATCCACTACCTTTTGAGTAGTAATAATCAGTCACGGTCAATTAGATTAACCAATCCTTAAGTTGCGAATCACTCTCTTACTACTTATCACTCTTCGAGGTTGCCACCCCAATTAATCCTTGCGAGATTAGAGAACTTTCATAAAAATCATGTCGGGTTTGGGACCCTTCATGGCCATGAACAACTCATGACTATGTAGTGACCTGTCATCCACAACTGACGAGCACTTTTCCTTTGATTTTAATTAATGTTTGCACATAATTTGGAATGCAAAGTATTTGGTTTGTGGATTGTGAAGGTAGTGGCCCGTCGCCAGCTCAGCCATCTTTTGAACGGCTAAATACTAAACTACCCTCTGAAACATCCCTGTTTCCATATTTTTGCTCATCTTCATAACTCATGCCTTGGTAGGCTAAGGTTAAGGATAACAACAGCACCACCTGTACGATATCATACCTTTCGGTTTTAAGACAACCATAATATTGAAAAACGCAATTATGAAGTCGGATAACAACACTTCTTGCAATAATTCTACGAGTTATTCTTATTAGTGTTCCCACCTCAACCAAACGACCCACATCGCTTGGTCATCCAACCACTTTCCCTACAGTGTTACCCTCAGTACTAAAGGTCAGACGATATCTCGTTTGTCTACTCGAGCTCGGTTTCCCAAGCCGCAACCCACTTCAACCAAAGTAAGTCACTTTATACCACTTTCATGGTTTATTTATGGACTATAGACCGCCCAATATTTTCAAAGAACTTTTATCGTTTCCGATTGTTTTACAAAGATAAGAACGTTTTTTTAAACTTCCAAATTTTTGTCAAACTTTTTTTTTAAGAACTTTTTCGGTGTTTTATTTCCGAATGTTTTACAAAGATAAGGAACTTTTTTTAAAGTTCAAAATCTTTTTGAAACTTTTTTTTGTTGCGGCGGTTGGATTCGAACCAACGACCCCTAGGTTATGAGCCTAGTGAGCTACCACTGCTCTACGCCACTATAAATTATTTAAAGAACTTTATCGTTTCCGATTGTTTCACAAAAGTAAATAATGTTTTTCAAATAAAAAAATTATTTTGAAACTTTTTTATTACTTTTTTTATTTGCCTTATTAAATTCCTTTGTACCCTCGACATTTGCGGGGTACTGTTCTCTTAACTTTTCTTCTTCAACAACTTTATTACCCTTGTATTCTGATTTAGGGATATATTTCCAATAACCACTTTTAACCATTGATTCCGCTTCACTATCAACGATTCTTTTAATTACCCCGATTTCGGTGTTTTTGGTCGATTTAATTGATTTGATACATTTCATAATTATCTATATTTTTGTAAAATACAATATAGATAAAAAAAATAGAAAATAAAAATATTTTATAAAATTATTTTTGTGATAATATTTTTCTAATAATATCAGATTTTGATAGTGTGTATGTATTTTTAATTGATGTTGATACTTTTTTAGGTTCTTGACTCTCAACTATTTTTTTGGGTTCTATACTTTCAACTATTTTTTTGGGTTCTTCTTTTTGTTCAATAACATTCACCCTTAATTTTGGTTTATCTTCAACTTGTTCGTTAACAACAACGTTAACTTTTTTAGTTGTTTTTACATTAAAATCAGATGTCCATGGTTCAAAATATACGTCATCTGCAATAACTTCTAATTTTATATTACCTTTTGTTCCTTCAGATAAAAAGTTTTTTGTTTTAGGAACAATAACTTCACACGCCCCATCTTCATTAACATAACCATTAAACATATAAGACATTTCATTAGTTTCAATAACCAATCTAACTTTGGATTTGGATAATGAACTTCCTTCAATATCAATTGTACAATTAAATTTATTTAATTTGTCAGTATATAAATTGTATGCCATAACCTATAAATATGTGATTAAATTATATTTTTAACATTAACATTGATATTTTTTTGTTCCATCATATCAATTTTAACGTCACTTAATTTTATTTTTATTTTAGTATTTTTATTTTTATTTACTCTGGTTTCGATTGTGATTTCATCCGTTTCAAGTCTTAAAAAAAGATTTATTAACGTAAGTTTCTCTTCTTTTTCTAATTTATTTATTTCCCCCTTTATTCCTCTTCTTTCTCTATCTTTTGTTCTTACGATACCTTTTTTTGGAGGTCCAATAAAACTAGATACTATTTTTTGGATTACACAACCCTCGGCCCATGTAAAAGGTGTCTCAAACCAACTATATGGGGTATCATCCCATGAATAACAAATCGATCCCATAGTATTTACTATATAGATAAATATGTGTAAAATTCCCGTATGTCCGATATTAGAAATCAATTAATTAAAGATAGCTACAATTATGTTTTACAATCTGATTTAACAACCGGTATTGTATATAGAATTGGAGGTGAAATTCCTGTTAATCCTATTTTTTCATCAGGACTTACAATAACAGGTATATTAAAATACCAAGATGGTTCAGAATCTTATGGTTATGTTCTAACATCAGATTCAAATGGAAATGCGACTTGGAAACCGATTTCAGGTGGAACGGGTGGAACAACAGTTACTGGTGGTACATTTGATTCAACCACAAAAATTTTAACTTTATACAACTCTGATACAAGTAATGTTACAGTCAGTGGATTTACAGATACGTTTATTACAGGTGGAACGATATCAGGAACATCTGTTGTTTTCACTTTTAATAATGGTGATAATTTTATTTTAAATGGTATTACACCGTTATCTTTATTTGAATCATATACATCCACAACTAAGAATATTTTATCGGAAAAGGTAAATAAAGCTGGTGACACAATGACGGGACAGTTAAATGTTCCAACAATATCTGCAACAACATATTATGGTTTACCTTTAGACATTTATGTCACCGGTGGTACATATACAAATGGTAATATAATATTTAGAAATAATGCTGGTGGGTCTTTCGGTGTTACGGGATTACCAATTGGTGGAGCTGGTGGTCAAGTTTATTATTTAAATTTATCTCAAAGTCAAAATGGATATCAAGAGTTTAGTCCTATTGCGACAACTGAACCACAACAATCCACGGGTGTTACAATTAACGCTCTATCAACAGAAACAATTGCATCATTTTTAACACCACTTGGATATCCAAATACCAATTTAATTCCATCAGGTGTTTGGTCTTTTTATTTACATTCATATAAAGATAGTTCCTCAGCTGAAATTGATATTTTTTGTGAAATTTATTTAAGAGATACTGGTGGAACTGAAACCTTTTTATTATCAACAGATCCAGCACCTGTTACAAGTAATTCACCAACACCGACAATGGAAATTACGGATGGCTATTATAGTGGAAGAACAATAAGTGTTGACGATAGAATATTGGTCAAAGTAAGAGCGACAAATAATAATAATAGTGGTAACACTGTAACATTTTTAACTGAAGGGAATATACACTATTCGTATGGTGTAACACCATTTTCAAATAACACACAATTTACTTGTGATGATATAACTGGATGTACTGTTATAAATGACATACTTGTAAGTTTAGATGATAAGATACAATATTATTATCAAAACACAGCTCCAACTGGAACAATAGTTGTTGGTTCAATATGGCAACATTCAGAAACGGGTGTTGAATACACATATAACTATGATGGGAATAGTTATCAATGGGTTCAACAAACATTACCTGTTGGTCCTCAAGGTCCTCAAGGTGTCAATGGAACAAACAATATTGACTCGGGTACAACAACAACATTTAATGGTATATTGGTGGGTAATGGTGTTATTGTATCGGCCTCAACAATAACCACATTAATAGGTTATACACCTGAAAACGTGGCAAATAAAGAAACATCTGCGTTAGATAATTCAAATACGAAATATCCAACGAATAATGTTGTGAATACGGCTTTACAATCATTTAGTGATGAAGTAGATTATGCAACAATGATAAATCAAAGAATTTTATTTAATTATTAAACTATGGCATTAAGAAACGACGCAATTGTAAGAGTTGCAAATGAATTAAACAGT